ATGAAACTTACTGAAGTGAAAGATATGGTAAGAAATATTAATGACTGCAAAGGTGATTTTGAAATGGCTCACGAGATGGAGGATGACCTTTACAAGGATGTACTTAAAGAAGTGGTTGCTGGCAATCCAGAAGCACAAGTAATGGCACGAGAAGCCTTGAAAACAAAACAGATTGATTTTGCGAGGTACTGTGCTTAATGTTTCAGACTAAACGTTTCGGATTAGTAGCATCTAAACAAGAGTACATGATGTTGTGCCGAGCTGATAGACATATGAAGCAAAAGAAAAAGCTGACAGGTCAACGCTTGCCAGCTTTTAAAGTACATAAAAATATTAAACACTAAGTTTTTCTTTTAACGCAGTCGTCATTACTTCGCTAAAGTTAATACCATTTTCTTTACCTAATTCATTTAAGTAATTAGGGATGGTAATGGTCTTCTTAATTACTTTATTATCATGCTTGCGCTTATATTCTGAAACATTAACGGTAACAAGAGTAACGATTGTACCATCTTTAGCTTGAGGCAATTTGGTGTTTGATTCAGGTAACTTATCTTCAAGGGAATAAGTACCGATGTAATCTTTTGCCATTTCCATTGCATCTGCAATTGACTTTCCTTCAGTCATTCCATCAATATCTGGAATTTCGACAAAGTAAGGGTAGTCACTGCTATCGTCTTTAGTAATGATAATTGGAAATACTTTAATGTCGTCCATAGTGATCCTCCTTAATTTTGGTACACAAAAGCTCGGCTCAATTAAGAGCCTTGCTTTGCTACTTTAGGTTGAACTTTCTTATCAAAGCATTGTATAGCTTGTCACTAAACTTTGGATGACGTGGCAGTTGAGTTTTAATTTTACCGTTTGACCAAATATCATGGTTACCGCCATGTCTTACGAAGTACCAGCCATTATCTTTGAATTTCTTTTCAACCTTGCGACGTTGTACCAAATGTTTCACTTCCCTTCAACACTTATTATAATACACGTATTTAATACGTGTGTCAATAGAATTATACATATTTAGCACGTATTTTTAGAAAGGTGGTGTGGCGATATGCCATGAAAAAATTGGACAAAATTGGACAATCTGGGCCCTTTTATCAGTTAGATAAGCGTCGTAGAAAAGCCGTTAGATTGCTGTTTGAAGACGAATTAACGGACGAACAAATTGCTAAAGCTGTCCAACGGCGTAGATCCACACTAGATAATTGGAAAAACGATGAATTGTTTAAGGCGGCTCAACAACAATATAACCATTTAGTAGTTAAAAAGGATTTTGAAAGTAAAGCTCTTAAAAAACTTGTTGATCTACTTGATGCCAAGTCGGAGATGGTTCAACTACAATCAGCGAATTCTATTCTTAAATTATCTGGAATGCTATCTGATAATAGTACACCAGAGCTTGATAAAGCGCGTATTCGCAAAGCTAATGCTGACGCTCGGGTTGCTGAAGCCCGTGCTAAGGCAATGGAAGATAACGGCGCGGATATGGAACTGTTGCTTGATAAGATGTTAGATACCATCACAAAGGAGGACAAGAAAGATGAGCCTAAGTGATTACTTAACGCCTAAACAATTAAAGGTGCTTCACACGTATCTTCACGATGACTTCGATATGCTTGTTCTCACTGGTGCTATTCGTTCAGGCAAGACTTTCATAGATAACTTGTTGTTCCTTTTTGAATTGCAACGTGTTGCACAGATGGCCAAAGCTAATCACGACAAGCATCCCCAATATATTTTGGCGGGGGCTTCATCGGATTCAATTAACAAGAATGTGATTATTTCATGTGAGAACCAGTTCGGCATTAACTTCAAACTTGATCGACACGGTCATTACAAGCTGTTTGGCGTTGATATTACGCCGGTTTCGACCAAGACACTTGGCGGGTTAGCTGGTGCTCGTGGTTTCACGTCTTACGGTGCATATGTTAACGAAGTGACGCTTGGCGTTGAACCTGTGTTTCAGGAAATCCAGCAACGTTGCTCCATTGATGGTGCACGAGTAATTGCAGATACAAACCCGTCAAATCCTGAACACTGGTTTAAAAAGGACTACTTGGACAATAAGAAAAAGAAAGCTCGTATGATTCAATTTCATTTTACGATTGATGATAATACGCGCTTGTCAAAACGTTACATCGAAGGTATCAAAGCTCGGACACCGACTGGAATGTACTATGATCGAGCAATATTAGGCTTGTGGGTATCGGGCGAGGGTGCAATTTATCGTGATTTTGATGAGCGGACAATGGTTATTGATTCAGCACCAAAGAAGAAATTAAAATATTCAGCAGGTATTGACTGGGGTTACAATCACCCTTGTTCAATTACTGTGTTTGGTGAAGATGATGATGGAAGCTTTTATCTAGTCGAAGAGATAACAGAACGATTCAAAGAAATTGATTATTGGACTGAAGAAGCACATAAATTGCAAAAGAAATATGGCTATAAAATGCCATTCTATGCAGATACAGCTCGCCCAGAGCATATCGACCATTTCGTCCATGCAGGAATTAATTGCAAGTATGGGTGGAAGTCAGTTGTTCCGGGTATTGAAAAAGTAGCTGAATTGATGAAAGAAAAGAAATTGTTTGTTGTTAAAGATGGTGTTAGTCAATTCTTGAAAGAAGTCTATAACTACCATTGGGACGATAACGAGCAAGATAAGCCTGTAAAAGAAATGGACCACGTTATGGACTCGATGCGCTATTGCTTAGCTACACAGTTACATATGCGTGAGCAAAAAGGATACTATGCAGGTAATAATCGTAAGAAAATTAATGCCGGACTTAAAAGGTTTGGCTTGTGAGGTGATTAGATGGTACTTGATACAAAAGATTTATATTCTCGCTCGTTGCTTAACGGCAAGCGTTGGGCACCTGAAGCAAACAAAGAGTATGTGATGCCAAGAAGTGAATTTAATACAGCATTCCAAAGCAATGACTTGAAAGCGATGGCTCAAGTTGTTGCTTATTTTGTTGCTCGTCATTATATGATTGATTCGCCACGTATCACAAAGTTACAACGATATTATTTAGGCGATAATGACATTCATTACTGGACAAATGATAAGAAGATACGTAACCGAGCTGATAATCGGATTGCTTCGGGATTTGCTAAGTTTATTACTAATATGCGTGTTGGCTATATGCTTGGTAAACCAATCCAGTTCAAACCCGATGATGATACTGGAGATGATTCTTCAGTAGATGATTTGCTTAGTCAATTCAACCAAGAAAATGATGAAAAGTATCACGAAAAGGTTATGAAGACTAATCTTTCTGTGACTGGTAGAGCTTATGAATTGCTATATGCCGGTGACGCAGAAGAAGACGATGAAGGCAATGTTAAAACACCAGATGTTAAGCTACGGGCGATTGACCCAGCAACAGCATTTGTTGTTTATGACACCTCAATCGACCGTCATAGTTTGTTTGGCGTTCGTTACTACACGGTTGAGTACAATAGCCGTACAATCAGTTACGTTGACGTATATACCGCAGATATGACATATCATTTTATGAGTGAAGATGGGCTTACAACTCAAAGTGGCAGTGACTATCAGTTAGTTAGTCAAGAACAAACATCATTCGGTGCTGTTCCGTTAACTGAGTATGTTAACAACGAAAGCAAAACTGGCGATTGGGAATCAAAACTTGATGAAATTGATGCTTATGATTTGGCTATGTCAGAAATGGCAAACAGCGAGGAAGACTTTGCTAATGCCAAGCTAGTGTTAAACGGTGACCTTGATTTCAGCGATAACATGGTCGAGGTTCACAATGCCGATGGTTCAGTTATGGTCAATGATGATGGTGAGCCAGTTAAGGTACCAAAGATTGATACCAAAGACCAGTTCCTATGGTTAAAGCCGTCTGTTGTACCTTCGTCTAATGGGTCTAACACCGTTGTCCCATCATCTGCTGAGTATTTGACCAAACAGATTAACGAAGCTGGGTGGAAAACATTCATTGACCAGTTAAGCACTGACATTCATAAGGACACAAACACACCAAACACAACAGATGAGGCTTTCAGTGGTCAATCTTCAGGTGTTGCCTTGATGTACAAACTGTTTGGTGAAGACCAAGAACGCTCAATGCAAGAAAGTCTGTATACTCGTGGAATCATGCGCCGTTTGCGTTTATTGGGTAACTTCTGGAAGAAGAACTTTGAAATCAATGATGCAAACATCATGAACAGTTACGTTCCTCACTACACACCAAACTTGCCACGTAATAACAGTGACATTGTTAACATGGTTGTTCAGATTGCTAATTCCAACCTTATTAGTGAAGATACGTTGCGTGAAATGATTAGCCAAGTTACAGGTGTAAGTGCTGATGCTGAAAAAGAACGGATTAACGAAGAACAAGAAGAGAATGAAGGCCAAGGAACATTCAATGATGCACCGCTTCAAGGAGTTAACCCGGTTGATTTAGCAGAAGCACAAGCAAAGGCACAGCAAGAAGTGCCAGACGCACAGCCAAAGACAATGAGCGACCTATTTGATGCAATGCGTTCAGGTCAACCAAAGAGTGATAGCAATGCTAAGTCGTAGACAAATGCGCCGACTGATTAACTCAGTCTATGGTGCCAACAACAAGTATGGAAAAGAACTTGATAGATTATATAAGCGTGCTAGTCGTCAAATTAAGGGCGAAATTAGCACGTTTTTGAGTTCTCAAGTTAGTTGGTCAGGAAAGCCATCAGAAGACGATTTAGAAGACGTGAGACGGCAGTTAGAGAGTATTAATAACGATGATGTTTCATCATTGGTTAATGCTTCAATTGCAATGATTACTCTAGGCCACCCTAAAAACAGTGACTTAGAGGTTGCTCGAATCTCAATACCGATGATTAATGTTGCTAAACAACAGCACAGACAGTTACGCAGAATGGCTGGAGATGTGCCTAAGCAAGTACAAAAGATTAGCCATATTCAACAAAGTGTAACTCCTGAATATCATCAGTTGCCTTTTAACTATGATTTGATGTTGCAACACAGTGTAAGTAGAGCAATTGATTCTTATGATTCAAACCAAAATAACATCAACGGAACAATTCAAAGTGTTATCTCACGAATCAAAGATGTTGCTAAGCAAGCATCACAATCCAAAGACACTTCAATCGATTGGGCAAAGAAAGTTGACCGGATACTAACTGGGACTAATACGTCTGGCGGTGCTAGTGGTACAGCACAGCGCATTATTAGGACGGAAGCTTGCCGTGACCTTAATAGCTCAACGATTGATGACTATAAAGCTCGTGGCGTATCAAAATATCGTTTTATGTCACTTGAAGCTGAAAATTCATGTTTGGAATGTACTGAAATTGATGGGAATACATATGATGTTGATGATGCACAGGAAGGCGTTAACTTGCCACCAATTCACCCCAATTGTCAGTGTTGGATTGTTGAGGTTGCTGAACCAGATGATGCTTTGCCAACCGTAGATGAAATGATAAATGATGATGATTTTGAGTAACGACTGCTCAGTTGAGTAACCGTTATTATTTTGACTTCAGCGGTCAACAGTCGTTAAAGAGATGGCTAGATTCGTCGCCGGACGTTAAACGAGAATGGAGGAATTATTTATGCCAGGAGAAAACGAAACACCTAAAAACGTAGCTGAAAACAAGCAAGAAGAGCAAGAACAACCAAAGCAAGAAAAGGCACTCTTCACTCGTGAGGACCTTTCAAAATTGGTTGCTGAACAGTTGGCTGATAAAAAAGCTGAATGGGAAAAGAATATGAATGACGCTGTTGCTAAGGCTAAGCAAGACGGTAAAGACGAAGCAACAATGACTGCTAAAGAACTTGCCGAAAAGCATGCCAAAGAACGTGAAGCTGAACTAGATAAGAAGAGCGCAGAACTTGAAAAGCGGTTTGCTGAATTAGATAAGCGTGATCGGTTATCTAAAGCTCGCAACATTCTATCTCAACAACAACTCCCGACTGAAGCGGCTGAATTGCTTGTTGGTAAAGATGACGATGAAACTAAGCGAAACATCGAAGCTTACCAAAAGCTAGTTGAACAAGGAGTTAAGAACGCCATTCATCGTAACTCAGCACAAAAAGAGCCACAGAATGGTGGTTCTGGCAGTGATATTCCAAAGAAGAAGTTCAGTGACATGACGTTAGACGAACAAACAGCTCTCTATCGTGAAAATCCTGACCTTTACATGCAACTAAGCCAACAAAATTAGGAGGAATAAATAAATGGCTGATAAGTTTACATCTTTAGCTGACATGATTGTGCCTGAAGTCTTCGCCAATTATGTTATGAATCTATCTACTAAGACTAACCGTTTGATTCAATCTGGAATCTTAACTAATGACCCATCACTTGGCGGTCAACTTTTAGCACCCGGTGACTTTGTCAACATGCCTTTCATTAACGATATTGCTGATGCTGACGACCCACAACCTTGGACTGACACTAATGATATCGCTGTTGAAGGCCTTAGCTCTGGTAAGCAACTTGCTTTCAAGTTCCGTCAAGCAAAGGCATTCGGTTACACTGATATTTCTTCACTTGTATCTGGGGCACCAGTACAACAAGTAATTGCTCAACGGTTCGCTCCATATTGGAACTTCCAAGACCAAAAGATTTTGAACCACATCTTAAAAGGTGTGTTCAGCAACACTGATATTGCTACTGCTAAGAGCTTTACTGATACTGATACATTCGGCCCTAAGGGATTCTTGGCTGCCATTGGTCGTTTAGGTGACCTACAAGACAGCACCTTTAACAAGATTGCCGTTAACTCAGCAACTTATGCTGAAATGAAGGCTCAACAAATGATTGAAACCGTGCAACCAGCTAATGCGGTAACTCCAATTAATACATACAACGGTATGACAATTGTTGTTGATGATGATTTACCAATTACTGATGATGGTGTATCAACTTCATATGTATTTGGTAATGGATCTGTGGGCTACTCTGTTGCATCACCATCTGACGCTGTTGAAACTGAACGTCAAGCACGTACACAAGGTGGTCGGACAAACGTTATTAACCGGCGTGTTGTTACTACTCACGTTCTTGGTACTTCAGTAGCTAAGTCATTCGTCCCTGCAGGTCAAACTGTTACCTATGCAGAACTTGAAAAGGGCGACACTTGGGCTTCTATCGTTGACCCACGTAACATCAAGATTGTTCAATACAACGCCAAGCTTGACAAGGAATTCATCCCTGCTAAGCCTGCATCAAAATCAGTGGGAAAATAACATCCCCGTCTGATAATGGGGCTAATGCTTCATCATCAACAGACGGGGCATTTAACCCCAACGGCAACGTTAAGCCAACAGATGCGCAAACTGTAGACCAAATCAAAGCATACATGGACGCACACGGTATTCAGTACAACAGTGCTATGAACAAATCTGACTTGTTGAATGCTATCAAGTGAGGTGAATCTAAGTGATTCAAACATATTACATCTTAAATGTGGTTAAGACTGATAAAGGAATCACCGATAATTCAATGGACAAAGCCTTAACAAATTACATTCAGCAAGCAAGTGATATGGTTTGCTTATATGTTGGAGAGGACAGCTTGCCAAAGCAATTAGCAGTAATCGTTATTCGAATGACAGAAGCCCATTACGTTCAAACTATCAACGATGCCGATGGTACAAAATCATATAGCGAAGAAGGGGCTAGTTGGTCTTTTCAGGATAACGAATTAGACCCTTATATCACTTTGCTTGAAAAGTATCTTGCTAATCGTGATGGCTCTGGATTTAAGGGTGGTGCTTGGTCATGGTAAGCAGGATTAGACCATTAATTTTAATCACGAAAGTAACTAAGCACGGTAAACTTGATGACACAGTAGAAAAGAGCTATAAGAAGGTCATTTCGCATCTTACAGAAGTCAATGGAGCTCAAGTCCAAAACAATTTGTTTGGTAAGCAATATGATATGACATGGGTAGCTCGTATTCGTGGCAATCAAGTTGCGGATTCAGTAGCCTTTCCACAAGAATCTGTAAAGAATGAAGAATTACCAGAACTAGATGTAATTCAAATACGAAAACATGCTAATCGCACAGATATTTATTTCGCATCAGATCGTGAGGTGAACGCTGATGAGTTGGACTAATGACCACGTACCTGAAATTGATATCGACTATGACGATGAGGAAGCCAAACAAACACTTGCTGAAATATCGGCAGTGCTTGATAAAAACGGCTTTGGAGATGCTGGAAGAGAACTACGAATTAGGTCGGCTAGAGCATTAACGGCTGGCGAGCGAGCAGTCGATGGTATGGCTGATAAAACAGTTCAAGAGGTTTCAACATTAATGCGTGAACGACAGTATCGCCAACCAAGTTACCATCCGGGTGTTTATGCATTCGACCATAAAGTTAACAATCAACACATGGTTGACCGCCTAAAAGACCATAAGGGCGGTAATAAGCATCGCATCTATACTGATATCAACAATAATGGTTATAACTATTCTCAAGCATTTGAGTTTGGACTGCTAACTCGTAAATATCCAGCGCACCACCCGTTTGAAGATGCGGCAAATCATCTCAATTTGCATTCGGGCAACGGAAGCCTTGATGATGATGTATCAAATGCAATTTCAAGGGGGTTTGATTAATGGCACCTTTTGTTGAGCTATATACGTCAATCATTGATTCGATTAGTGGCTTAGGAGTATCAACGTATACTCCGTCTCAAAAAATACCTAAGAAGCTTCCTACTTGCCGTGTAAGTATTTTGAGCGGTGATCCGAATGAGTATGTAAAAAATGCTCGTCGTTATAGCTACACATTTCAAATTGATGCAATTACTCCTGAGAACGGATTAGAGGAAGGTTTAGTGCTTGCTTATAAGATTATGCAATCATTACGAAAAATCTCCGTAGACGGCTTCTCTGTGCAAATGAACGGGGAACCATCATTAAGTTCAATGGTCGATTCATCAACAAACAGAATTCTAAATAGACAAATAATTAGAGTAAATTACAACATCATTGAGGACACGATTTCATAGTCGTGTCCTTTTTCGTTAGGAGGAAAAATAAATGGCAGAAATTTCTACAAAGAAGCTTGTGGAACCAAAGTCATCTGATAAGGTTTTGTACTATTACAAGCTGATTCAACACGAACCTTTGGCAAATAAGTGCCACCCATTAGGTACGCAAGGTGCAACTTCTGGTACGAACACTGCTACTTTGGGTACAACTCAAACCAAGCAATTCAACATCAAGGACACCGGTTCTATCAACCAACAACGGGTAGTTAACATCATTCTTACTAATGGTGATGGTTCAAAGACTGATGTTGCTCGTGACCTTTACTATGCATGGGAACACCATGAAAGTATCGGTTTATGGCGTGTTGATTGGAACACTATCCACACTTCAAATAGCAAGCAAGTAGTTAATGCAGAATACAGCGAAGTTAAGATTTCCGCATTGCCAGAAACTGAAGCTTTGAACACAGCTATTAGTCAAAACATTACATTCGAAGTAACCGGTATTGCTCGCCGTTATGACGAAGATGGAAATCCATTTGTAATGAGCGAACAAGACTTTGACGATGGTATGTTCTCAACTGTTGCTAAGTTCTACAACTTCACATTGCCTAGCCAAATTGGTACTGATGGTTCTGGTAACGTTGTTGACAACTCAACAGATGATTCACACTCTGGTGATTCTTCAGCAACAGTTAAGTTGGGAGAAGCAACTGATAGCCCAACTACTCCATTAAAGCCAGATAGTAGTCACGCTTAACGATGATTCAGTGTCGCCTATGAAATACACAGTACGCAAGGGCGGCTTTTAGGAGGATATAGATGTTAGAAATTAACGGAAAAGAATATGAACCAAAGTTTAATATCCAATTTGCTGACCGTTTGATTCATGATTACGCAGTCAAGAATACCAAGGGGCAAGAAACGTTAGACGGATTCAGTCATTTCATTAACCAATTAATTGATAATGAACCAGAAGCAATCACTAACGCCTATCGGTATGCTTTGGACGTCCCTGATAAAGAATTGCCGTCATTGAAGGACGTTGCAAAAGGGCTCGAAGAAGCCGGTGTTTATAAGCAAGAAGATATTTTTGCCGAACTCTTTAAGAAGATTAAGGACAACGGTTTTTTAGCTCTGAAGTTAAAAGCCTTTCTGAAATCTCGTCAAAATATCGTGGACGTCTCGAAGAAAGTCTTGAATGGCATTACCGACAAGGAGCAAAAGCAATCAGCGATGATCGACTTGAAGTCAGCGGAAGCAGGGCTAAGTCAGATTCAGAAGCAGTTGAAACAACTAGAAAAGTAATGGACGAATGGCGAAAAGGATTACTAAAGAGATTGCGTGATGCCAATGCAATTCTAGGTAAATTCATGCCTGACGAGTTGAAAAAGCTATCGTTTACCGAGTTCAACTACATGCTTGCAGGTGCTCAACAACAGGAATTAAATCGACAACGTTTTTCTTTCATGATGACCCAAGTCAGCCGACCAGCATTGATGGTTAACAAATCAGTAAATGCTGACAAAGTTTCCCAGATGTTGAAGCAACAGCAGGCAGATCTTGATCATTTTGATAATGAAGAATATCAGAAGCAACAAGAACAGAGAGAACTACGGCAACAACAGTTTGGACAATTCTTTAGTAAATTCTCTCGCCAAAATACACAAAAGGGAGGTTAAAGCATGTCTGAAGTTATCGCTAGTAAACGTATTGTAATTACAGCCGAAGACCGTGTTACCTCCGTCATTGCGAAAACCACTCAAGCATTTAACCAGCTTGAACAGCACCTTCAACAGCTTGGTATGAAGTTCAACAATGGTGCCACTGAACAAAGTAGTTATCGCAGTGCTCTTACTCAAACAAAGTCAACGGTTGGTGAAGCCGATGAAGCAATTAAAAAACTCAATCATAATATTGGTGAGCTTAAAGGGACACATACTGTTGATGTAAAAGTCGACACTAAGCAGACCAATGAAAACATCAAACAGCTTAAAAATACAGCAGATGAAGCTACTAAGTCAGGCCATTCAATGACCAAAAGTTTTGTCTTTGGTTCTTTAGTTAGCAGCGGGATTCAAAGTGCAACCAATTCATTAATTGGATTTGCCAAGCAAGGATTTCAAGCTGCTGTTGCAGGGCAACAAGTTGTTGCTCGGTGGAGTGCATTAGGCATGACTAAAGGTCAAATCAAAGAAGTTGGTGCGGCTGTTGCTGATTTGAAAGAGAATACCAACATGTCTGGAGCCGCAGTCGGTAACTTGGTTACTCGGTTCTACGGATTAACTGGCAGTGCAAAAGAAGCCATTACACTTTCAAAAGGTGTTGGGTCAATTACTGATTCACTGCATCTTTCAAATGCGGCATCTGATGCCTTTGCTAATGGTCTGGCTCGGATTGAATCTGCCGGAAAAGTTACGACTCAATCATTAGGTCGTTTGGAAAAGCAAGCGCCTGGTTTAACTGCTGCTTTGCAAAAAGCTAGTGGTATGAGTAAGAAGTCATTTGATGATTTGCTTGCATCTGGCAAGATGACCACTTCTCAATTCAATGACATTCTTGAAAAAGCTTCAGTAGATTATGCTAAAAATGCTAAGAGTTGGGAGAAAACCAGCGAAGGCGCCATTCACCATATGAAAACAGAATGGTCTGATAGCTGGAAAACAATGATGGCTCCGCTAGCACAATCATCTAGTCAAGGACTTGGTGCATTATCAAAAGCACTTGATAAGCTTCAGCCACAATTCAAAGAAGTTGGAGAAGCAATTGCTGACTTAGCTACGAAATTTGCAAAATGGTTAACGCCTAAACATGCTGAAGATTTAGGCAAGATTGTAACTGCATTTGGTCGAATGGCAATCGTGCTTGGAAAAGGCGTTTGGAAAGCTGCAATGGCTCCATTTGAATTGATTGGTCGAGTTATTCAATTGCTATCTGGAAAACATGGTGATGCGTTAGATGCCATTGCTGACGGTCTTGATCGAATCAGCAAAAACAAAATTGCAATGAGCGTTTTGGAAGGCATTGGCATGGTCTTGATGACCCAATTTGCCTATGGGAAGCTATTCAAAATTGCAGATGGTCTTGGACTAGTTAGCAAGGGCATTTTAAGTATCGGTAGAATGAAATTTACCGGACATATCTTTAGAGATATTTTCAATGGTGCTGAAAGCCTTAAAAGAATCAAGATTAATCCAGCTCAATGGTTCAAAGGTGGAACTAGCTGGGCTAAGAATCTGTTTAAGCCTTTGCCTAGCGAAGCTCTTAAAACTGGTGAATCTGCTGGTGGCAACTTTATTACTCGCTTTGCGGCCAAAACTAATGCTTCAAAATTTGCACAGGTTGGACGCTCACTGGGTGGCCGAATCCTTTCAGGTGTTGGTTTAGCGGTAGAAGCATACGACCTTGTCAAAGATATTCATGGTGCATTTACATCTCACAACGGCACAACTCGTTCACGGGATACTGGTAAGGCTGTCGGTGCTGGTATTGGTGCAGGTATTGGTTTCTTCTTCGGGGGCCCTGCAGGTGCTGCACTTGGCGGTATGATTGGTCGAGTCATCGGTGGAAAGATTGGACCTGCAGTCGGTAAGTTTGGAAATAGTATCGGTAAAGTTCTTACCGACATTTTTGAAAAACACGATTGGAATAAGGTATGGTCTGATATCGGTAAAGGTTGGCAAAGCTTCTGGAAAGGTATGGGAAACTGGTGGGATCAAACCATCGGTAAGAAGGGCTCACACCAATCTTCAAGTAAAGACCCATCGCAAAAAGAGATTAAGTCTCTTGGTGGCAATCACTACTCTAAACAGGACATTGCTAACATTCGACAGATGAATTCCGCTGTTCGTGCTTATACTAGATCATTGCGTAGACTTAAGCAGGTTGTGAAGAAAGACGACCCAACTAAACAGCTTCGCAGTATGAGTAAAGAGTTCAAGAGTATTAATCCTGCTGTTGAAAAGTCAGCTAAGTATTGGAGATCACTAGCTAAACCATTAGAAATGTCAGCAAAAGCATTCAAAGTGGTTAACAAAGCCCTTAACTCTTTCAAGGGCAAAAACAACCCATTAGATAGACTTGATAAGAGCGTAACAAGCTTAACCAAGACTATTAAGAGGGAACAATTCGGCAAACTCCTAGCTAAGCAAATGCAGATTGCTGATAAATCAATGAGTGGTAAACATTCGTTCGTTGGTCAGTTTGAGAGCATGACTAAACGTGTTATCTCGCAACTTAGGAGATTCCGTAAAACATTTGATTCTGATTGGCGCAATACATGGACACGACTTGACCGTTATCCTAGTCGAGGATTATCAAGAACTGCAAGTATTATTTCAAACCGATTGGATAGTGTTTTAAGCCGTGAACACAGCTTCTCATCTAGGTTCACTTCAAGCTGGAAAAAGTGGGTTGATGATGTTGTTAGCGCTATGCGTTCAGGGTTCGACAAACTACCCGGAATTGCCCGAAAAGCAATGCAAGGAATTGTCAGTCGGTTAAATTCTGGTATTTCAGCAATTAACAACGTCATTAGTGATTTTGGCGGTGATAAGAGACTAGGAACAATTCACTATGCAAAAGGTACACTATTCCATCCGGGTGGTAAGGCAGTACTTAATGATGGCTCAACAGCAAGTAAGCAAGAACTTGTTTGGGAGCCATCACGAGGATTTTCACTACCACAAGGGCAGAATACAGTTCATGACCTAGAGCGTGGTGCAATGGTTCTTGACGCTCCTCACACTGATTCAATTCTTAATCGAATGGGAATCCCACACTATGCAGGAGGAACCATTTCAGAAGATGAACAGGACAAAATAGCTGAAGAATTTATTGATAATCCAATTAAAGCTTCACGTGATTTAGTCTTACGTTTTACTAATTGGAATTCTAGTGTTCCCGTTGTTGCTGATTTAGGTAAGGCAACTGCCATTGGATTCTCTCGTGGCATTGCTAACGTCTTAAAAGACTTGCTAGGAATCATTAAGGAACCAATTAACGGCGATTGGACTCCAGTTATTAAATCAGCCTTCAGAGTATTACACATTCATCCTGCGGGCTGGATGATTTCTAAGTTCTTACGTCAAATTCAAACTGAATCAGGAGGCCGAGAAACCGCTATCGGTGGAACTGATGGGTTGCCTGATGGTCGAGCTACTGGTTTACTTCAGTTTAAGCCAGGAACATTTGCTCATTGGGCTAGAGCACCATATGATCACATAATGAAAGGTTTCGACCAGATTGTTACGGCTATTCGTGTGCTAATGGCTGGTGGTGAAGGCGGTTGGAGTAACTTTGGTATGGGTCATGGTTGGGCTACTGGTGGAGAAATCACTTCTCAACAGTTTGGTTGGGTTGGCGATAATGCACAACACCACGAATTCGTAATTAATCCTTATAACAGCAATGCTTTACCACTTATGGCAAAAGCATGGACAGTTATGAGCAACAACCACCCAGAATGGGCTTCACAATCTGACGGAACATTTGCTTCTGAAATGATCGGCTTGATGAAAGCAACAATTGCTTCAATCAATAGTCTTGACTTACAACCAGTTGCCTTTGTTGATGATGCTTCGAGAGCTATCAACAAACATAATGCCAAGCAAATTTCAATGATGAGAGGAGGACGATAGATGGTACAAGTTTTCTCTACTATGAAGGATAAACCGAGTGCTTATCCTTTTTTATTACCTTCAGAAACAGGTGTGGGGGCAAAGAAATACTATGACTATCAACCAATTGAATTTTCAATTTCAACTGATAGTGGTAGAACATGGCATTCATGCTTTGATGATCCTGAACTTGAAGGCGTGTACTGTTATTCAGCCCCAGATGTTCAACCAGCAACGCAAGCTGATACTTTGAAAAAGGTTGGCTTACAAGATGGTCAGCGTTTGCTCTCAACAAGTTATGACCCCCGTCAATTGACTATGCAAATTGCTTCGATGGATAACATCGATGAAGGTTCATCACTGCTAGGCTATGATGCTATGCAACAGTTTTTAGTAAGCCGTGAGCCTTATTGGATTTGTTTTGCTTCATGGCCTCAACGTATGTACTATGTTCGAGCTAAGATGTCAACTCCAACATATATAGGCATTAATTGGACTGCTACGGTTACTTTCACCGACCTAATCGGATTAAGCAGAAGTGTTAATACTTCGCTTAATTATGAAGGAAACATTGGATTTGGGAATAATATGCCTAACAGTCCATTGAAATTCACTTTTTCAACTAATAATTTTGTCTTGTATAATCCGTCAAATGTCATGATTAATCCTCGTCAACGAGGGCATGAATTAAAAATTACCCTTGATGGTAATTCCTCAGGAAATATGAAGCTTACTAATCAAACAACTGGAACTGAAATGGGACGCATAGGTACGACATCGACTGATAAAGATGGCGATAAAGTAACGGGTTCATCATTTAATGGAAAGCTTGTCATTGATGGAGTGAGAACAACACTTAATGGCAAATCAGACTATATCAATTCAGATAAAGGATTTATCACTATTGCAAAAGGTGATAATCATTTTACCGTTGAGAACTTTTCAGGAAAAATCACATTTGATTTTCCTTTCTGGTGGCTATCATGAGTACTCCAGTAATTGAAATAACAAATAATATCAATGCCGTAACTAACGTTCCAACTGTTGCTGAACCATTAGACTTCAACGATTTGTATAACAGCTTCAAAGTTAACTGGCAGATTAACAGTACCTATGAAATTTCTTTTACCGCTACATATACCGAACAATACAAAGATGCTTGGAACATGCTTAAAATGAAGCGGTATATCTGGTTTGGTGACCAGTTTTATGCCATTCAACAGTTAGAAAGTGGCTTTGATGAAAATGGGCTACCAACGATGCAAGTGACGGCTAATAACATTCTGATTGACAGAATGAAAAATGTTCGAATTGACCCGCAACAGCCAACTGAAGATAACCCAGATGTAAGTGGTGGCTCTTCAAGTTCGGATAGTGACGATGATAATCAGCAACAGCCTGCTGAAGTCATTAAGCGTACCGATGAACAGCAAACATATACTTTGCAGAACCGCTTAGACCAGTTCTTTAGTAAAGATGATGGGATTAAATATGAACTTCATGGGAATTTCCCGCAGATTGCTGTTGATTGTGCAGGCTCACTTTACGAGTGGCTTGGTCAGAACTTAGCAACGTTTGGGGCATATTATATTCCAGATAACTTTGTACTAAAGATTTATGATATGCCGAGTTTAAGGCATCAAACGGATAGAGTCTTCTACTACATGAACAACACTACTAACGTTACTATCCAAATGGACGGTAACGATATGGTTAACGAATGCGATGTTTATGGTGGGAAGATGGAAAAAGACATTAACGGTGGAGTTAGTGGCGGTGGAAGCCTTGACAGTGCAGAAGCATTTGCCAAGTCACCGATTAATGCCAGCTTTGGTGTCAATAAGCAACAAATGTGTTCTGATTTTGCTAACCGAGATGTTCGTGTAAAGGCATGGGGAGTTGATGTCAACAAGCTTTACGACACAGTTCAGCAAGCAGGGGTTAGTCCAGAATGGTTCTTTGCTTATGACCTTAGCGAAGGTAACCCAACTTCGTATAGTTGGTTAAACCATTATGCTAATCATTTAGCAGACCCATATGCTGATGCTCAGCGTGTCTGCAACTGGATTAAGCAGTGGGCATATAGCGATAGCTTCACGCCTGCTTCTTATGGTGGACGTGGAGTTGATTCTGCTACTGCTTCTAAGTGGAATACCGAGTTCGGTAAAGGAACAATCGGACGGCTTTACTTACAAGGCACTGCCGCCGCTGTTTGGGAAATGGCAGGCATGGATAGTGGGCGATACGGTAAACCGTTATCTCAATGTGTTTCTATCATTAAGAGTTGGGGAGGCCATACTCAACAATCATCAAATAGTGGTGGTAGTTGGGGCTGGCCTTTTCCTATTGGTGAAGGAACATTTACGCCAGAGCAACGATTTGGTTCAGGGTCTGGATGGATTCGTCCGGGTTCAAATAGTGATTTCCACGATGGATTGGACTTTGGTTCTGTTGACCATCCAGGTTCTGAAATTCATGCAATTCATGGTGGAAAAGTAATAATTAGTCGTGCGTGGGGTTCTGGTGGAATTAACTGGTATTGTGTCATTCAAGATAGCACGGGATTAAATGTGGAGTATCAAGAAGCGTTTGGTTCTGCCAGCGATATTTATGTAAACGTTGGTGATACAGTACAAGTTGGTCAAATCATTGGTAGACGAACTACTAATCACTTGCACGTTGGAATTACACGTCATAATTTCCCAGAAGCTTTTAGTCATTGGGCAAGTAATGATGGCACTTGGTTAGACCCACAAGCAATGATTAAATCAGGTGGCTCAATTTCACCATCAAATAGTACCGATACTACGCAATCGGTATCTGAAACGTACTATGCGTTGTATTTCCACTACAAAGATGAAGATAGTATTAAAAAGTACGGTATTCATCGTGGCCCGCAAATTATCATGGATTCAATCTATGATATGAACACTTTAAAAACGTATGTTGATAACACAGTAAAACATGTACCACCTACAACTCTAAGTAACAACATTGTTGACAACGATGGTGACTATCATCTTGGTGATGTTGCTCAGCTTGTTGTTCCAGAAGATGGATTGAATACTGAAGTCACTTTAATGGGTATTGTTTTCAATCCATATAATCTTAATGCCGATTCGGAACTTACATGGAATAACACAGGTTTAACAATGAAGAACGCAATTTATGCCATGTATCAAGATATTAATCAAATTAATAAAAACGTTGAGCAAATTAACTACTTTGGTGGAACTGGTGCAATGAGTGAAGATCAATTTGCAAACTTGAGATTTACTCCAAATCAAGTAAAGGAAATGTCAAGTTATAAGTATTCAGGAGGTGATAGCAATGGCGGAAACTAAACCAGAAAATAGTAATTCACCAGTCGTTCCTGGAAGTGACACGCCGTACATTCAACCTCTTATCGGTAAATTAGGATTTGATACTGAGCACCCTGAAATCTTTGGATTAGGATCTTCACCTGATAACGGTGTGACGTTTCATGTTTTTGCTTCATTCAATGGAATAATTTTCAACAAAGCCGATATTAATGCTCTTTGGGCAAATGGAACTTCTGAAAAAGTTAAATCGGAAGTCAACTCTGCTACTGCAGAAATCCCTGCGGTTAAATCAAACACAGATGAAGCCTTGCAAAGAGCTGATGAAGCTATCAAGCAAAGCACAACTAATTCAGAAGCTATCATCAACATCAATTCAGCCGCAAGTGCAGCTAAGAGTGATGCAAATGTGGCTTTGCAAAACGCTGTGGCTGACTTCAATAAAGAAAAATCAGCTAATCAGTCAGCTTACGCGGCTTTGCACTCGTCGGTAGCTAGCAATCAAGCAGATATTACTTCGGCAAGTAAGGCCCTTGATGGGATTAGCAATAGTCTTAATCAGTTTTCAGCAAGTACAAACCAACGGATTGATGACGCCCAAAAGCTGATAGCACAAAACCAATTAAGCATTGATTCAAACAGGAAAAGACTAGATGGTGTATCTAGTGATTTCCAAGAATTTGAAGCTAGTGCAAGTGATCAAATTAGCGATGCAAAAGCACAAATGGCAAGCAATCGGGCTAATATTGATTCAACTAATAAATCGTTAGCTGGATTAGCAACTAACTTGAGTAAATATGCTCAAGATGCTGTATCTCAAGGAAAAACGATTGCTGAACTGAAACAAAATCAGTCTGATGTTAGTGCAACAGTGGCAAGCGTTGAAGGGAGCGTCAACCAATTAAAAGTTGATACCTCTAGCGTTAAGGCAACCGCTTCGGATAACAAGTCTGATATTGCTAACCTGCAGATTACTGCAAGTGAGACATCGGTAGCACTTAAAAACGCCAACTCAAACATAGCGGTTGTAAGTGCAACAGCTAGTTCGGTTGGTGCTGAAGTTCAAAATGCCAATAGTGATATCAGTACTCTTCAAGCGACTGCTAAAGGATTACAGGGCGATGTGCAAGATGCAAAGAGCAACATTGCAAGTCTTCAAGTTAGCGCTAGCAACGCTTCAGTAACAATGCAAAACAATAAGTCTGACATCGCTTCGGTAAGTGCTACCGCTGATTCACTTCAAGCCGGTCTAAAGAGTGCCAATGGTGAGATAACTACCTTAAAGGGAACTGCATCTGGATTACAAGCAGATGTCAAAAATAATAAATCGGACATTGCTGACCTACAAGTTAGTGCAAGTTCAGCTTCAGTAGCGTTGAAGAATGCTAGCTCTGATATTGCGGTAGTTAGTGCTAATGCTAGTTCAGTTGGTGCAAGCATCAAAGATGCTAAAAGTGATATCACTGCGCTACAAGCGACAGCTGGTGGCCTTGATGGTGCTGTTAAAAACAATAAGTCCGATATTGCTAGTCTAAAGGTGAGTGCTGATTCTGCATCAGTAGCTTTACAAAATAACAAATCAGATGTTGCCGCATTGAGTGCAACTGCTGACACGTTACAAGCCGGACTAAAGAGTGCTAATGGTGAGATTGCCACTTTACAAGGAACTGCTTCAGGACTGCAAGCCAGCGTCAAGGACAATAAGTCTAATATTGCTAACTTACAACTAAGTGCCAGTTCTGCTTCTGTGGCAATCAAAGACGCTAACTCAAATGCGGCGGTGGCAGTCGCTACCGTAAGCCAAGCTAGTGTCGAACTGCAAGATGCTAAAAGCAACATTGCCGCTGTCCAAGCAACCGCTGATGGCTTGCAAGGAACGGTCGCAAATGCCCAAAGTGACATCAATCAAGTCAAGGCAGATGCTAAAGGTATTCATGAACAGATTACGAACGCTAATAGCCAGATTGCTACGATTAATACGAACGTCAATGGCTTACAAACTTCTGTAAGTCAAGTAACCTCATCGGTTAATGACGTAAGCAAGATCGCTCAAGCTAACAAAACTGCGATTGACCAGAACACAAAGGCAATTGCTCTGAAGGCAAACCAAACCAGCGTTGATGATTTGAACAAGGCTGTTTCATCGCAAACAGCTTCTCTAACCGTAATGAACAATGCCATCAGCACTAAGGTAACCTCTGCTGATGTTGAAAAGGCAATTGATGGCAAAGGATATGTGACTAAAGACTTTGTTGAATCTAGTCTGACACAGAGTGCTAAATCGCTTAGTGAATCAATTACTAGTGTTGATGGCAAAGTGCAAAACGTTACCGCTGACGTCAATGGACTGCAAGCCACCGTGAAGAACAAGGCTGATGTGAGTCAAATCACTCAGCTTAACAACTTAATCAGTACAAAGGTTAATCATGACGACTATAAGACTGCTATCACACAGCTTGGTGACGATATTAACGCTCGTGTGCAAAAGGGTGACCTAATCAGTCAGATTAATCTAGAAGCAGGGCAAACATTGATTGAATCAAAAAAGCTCTTCCTAGATGCTGATTCAGTTGTCTTTAGCGGTAAAGCCTTTATCCCAGATGCGGCAATTGCTCATCTAAGTTTGGATAAGTTGACAGCCGGTCATATCACAGTACCAATCGCTGACAAGTACGGTAATCAGATTGAGCTAGGTAATGATGGAATCAACATTATCTCAGGACTGGTAGTTGAGGATTCAGCTAATAGCGGTTCTGATTCATCTGATAGTAACGCTTCTGATACGACAACCATTTCAACAAGTGAACTAACTAACTTAGCGGCGGCACCGGCAACAGCTTTGAATACTGCTTTGTTTACTATTAGTGATCAACCTGATAATCCAAACCCATCTAGTTCTGCAAGTTCAGGCTCATCAAGTGCTAGTTCATCTGCATCATCTTCGGCAAGCTCTGATAGTCCTGATTCCAACAAGATTGGCTATGGAGTCAAGCTGACATCAAGTGGGTTAAAAATGTATCAGCACCGACAATACAATGTTAAAAGTAAAAATCAACCAAAGTCTGAGGACTTTACGCTGCTTGATGTCAAACCGATTAAATCGCCAGCATCAAACGACAGTAAAAAGTTACCTGAGGGCCTGGCATTTATGATTCAGACTCAAAAGTATAGTTCTGTTCTTGGGCCAGATACGCCACATAACTTCTTAGCACTTGGAAGAAAATACTACAACGATGCCAATGACTATACAGGAACCGATTTCTATGATGTGGTATACAGTGCCGAAGACGGCAATGGATATAACGTTGGTTTACATGTCAACACATCGTTATACACCAAGCCATATGGAGCTGATCATGGTATTAGAACTGCTTGGGTTAGTTGGTCCAATTGGGATAAAGGACAAAAATACCCAGCAATCGTAAACGATACCACAAACTGGGGTGGAATTGCCTTTCCTTCAAGTGGTAAAGCAACCATCTTTGACGCCAGCGGTAATGCTTTCTGGCCTACTCAAAGATATGGCTCTTATAACGGCTATGGAGGTTAATCAATGAAGAAGACAGTAATCTTAACAGACGATGTAAAGAACACTAAAGAACGAGTAATTGCTCGAATGCGTGTAGTCTTAAATGGTGACGGTTCAACGCCTAATGTAATGACAATGGGGACAGATAGCCCTATTGGTTACAAAGACGATGGAACGCCTATTTTTCCACAAATAGATGAAGAATTGCTCAAACAACGTCAGCAAGAAATGATGGCTGAAGCAATCAAAGAACAAAAACAATTGACTGAAGAAAACGGTGGTGACCCTGCAAAGGTCAACATCATCGGAGCAGAAAAGGAGAATGATAAGAATGAATGATTTAACTAGCAAGCTTGCATCAATGATTGGCGAACTTGAAATCCGTAATACCGCATTGGAATTGCAACTAGAAAAGGCAAATGCTGACAAGGAAAACCTTCAAGCAAAATTGAATGCTAAGGAAAAGGTAACTACTCCAGTGCCTGCACCAACTCCTGAAAGTGACAACAAGGAAGCAGAAACAACTCCTGAAACAAAGGACTGATAGCCTATGAAAATCTTGATGCTAGGTGATTCCATCACACACGGATATACAACCGGTGGTGGGGTTACTCCTTACACCCTAGCTTCAACGATTGCTAGTGAGACAGGTAATGATGTCATTAATGGCGGGATCAATGGTACTGAGGTTTTCGCTGGTGACGATTCGTTTACGACTGAAGTTGAGCAACATAACTTTGCTGACTACGATATGGTCATGATTATGTATGGTAGTAACGACATCGGTAGGGAAGGTGAAACGATCGATGACTTCAAACGCGGCTATCAACAGGGTATCGACAAGATTCTTAGTGACAATCCGAAAATTGATCTCCGCTTAATAACGATGATTCCCGATTACCGTCACGATAACGGCAACGAGGATTGGAAAAACAAGTTGGGTCTAAGCCAGCGAATGGTTAATGACGCAGTTAAAGAAATCGCACAAAAGAACGGTGGCAAGGTCTTTGATTGGCGAGCAAACGGAATTATTACCAGTGCTGACCAACTACTTCCTGACCACCTACACCCAACTGATGCTACCTATCAGGCGATGGGGAAAGCACTAGCTAACTGGATTAAGGATGATAGCCCTCAACCACAGCCTAGTGATAATACCGACATTCTCTCGGCAATTTATCAATACAAGTATCTGTACTTTGGCTTTGACCCCGAAGGTGAAACTAAGGATAACCCTTGGAAAGCAACGCCGATCTTGTGTGGGAGCGATGATGGCATCAATTGGACGGTAATTGACCATCTCCCTCAATTAGGCAACCTCCGTGACGGTAGTATTGCCATTTACAAGGACTGGTACTACTTGATTGGCACTTCATGGGGCTATCGGACGAAGAATTTCAAAGACTTTGAAGAGCTAGATACGAGCTTTCTCAAACGAGATGGCTTTCATGACATCTGGGCACCTGAATTCTTCACTGATTTACAAGGCAATTGGCATATCGTGTGGTGCGCTAATAATGGCAAGCGTCACGTGTATGTCTGTGATTTTGACCCTGAAACAGGAACAGCTTCAAATACTTGGCAACAAGTTGATGAGGACGGTGGAATCGACCCACACATCTGGACACACAACGGAAAATATTTCTTATCAATTGACGGCTACTGGCTGTATCAATCAGATTCATACTTAGGGCCATTTGAACTAATCAAGACTGATATGGTTCACGAAGGCGAGAACAAAACTCACTGGTATGAAGCTGGGGAAACCCTGCAGATTGATAACACGTTGTACTTCTACATGGATCACATCGATGGTAGCGTTCCGGGAGTTGCTGATTCTGGGGTTATGGAAGTACAGACTGCGAATATTGATGACCTCACTCACTGGTCTGGACCTCAACAAGTTTCTTGTTCGATTAACATGCGACACGGTTCTTTCATCAAAGTTAATCAGCAAAATGATCCGACTCCTGAACCAACTGTTAGTTCGTTATCGCTTACTCACCTGTCTGACGACCCGTTCACGTTGAAACAAAACGTTGCACAAAACGTAACTTCAACTGTGATTGCCATTAATTCCATCTACAAGTTCTGTGAAAGACTCCTAGGAACTGATAGCAATAGCGTTCGAATTAATACTGCTGTGAAGAATAACGGATTAGACCGGGTGCTGAGAAATTTTGTAGTGCGTTCAATTGAATTGATTCAGCAGGAAGTCAATGAAGCTGTTGCTCTTTTTAACGCTAACGATTTCATTAGTATCAAAACTGGCGAGCCAATTGAATACCTATCACTGAACATTCCAACGATGCTAACGATTGATTCTGATTATAAAGACACTCTAAATGATGATTGGCAAAGAATTGAAGACAAAATCAACGAGCTTTTTGCCATCATCAAGCAATTTACGAAAGGGGAATAGTAATGGCAATTAAAGATTACCTAGTCGTTGATATGGCTAAGCCTGCTAATACCTTTGTTAACCTAACCGACTACTTTCAAGGTCGGGTAGGGGACGCAGAAGCTTACTGCAAACTTTGGATTAAGTACGCTAGTCGACCAATCGACATGACAGATAAGAAACTACGATTTGAAGGTAATGATCCTAACAATACACCGTTTATTGATGCCGGACGTTTTGATGCTGGCGATGATGGTGACGTGCAACTTGGGATGATTACCTTTTACTTTCCTAAAGGATTTTTCCAAGTTGAAGGAAAGTGGCAACATGCTTTCTTCAAGCTTCAAACTAATGATGGCAAAGACATTTCGACCGCTGATTTAACGCTGAACGTCTTACCAAACAACGTTGAAATGGGGATTGGCATTCACCCCTTTGAATCCGACTTAGAAAAGACAAAGGCACAAATCAACCAAGCTTTGCGTGAGATGAACGCTCAACAACTACTCAATCAACTTGATTCTATGAAGACAACGGTTGGTGCTTATACTGACTTAATCGAACAACACGCTGTGCTTAACAAGCCAGAAACTATTGATTTAGTTAGTGGCATTGTTAATCCACTTCAGACTAACTTAAACAACAAGATGAATTCGTTGAGTTCTAGTCTTACCGGTCAAATGACTACTTTACGATCTGACGTTACCAGCCAATTAGAGAAAGCTAAAATTGATCACGAGTATTTTAACGGAACAATGCTTAACGGATGCACAGGCTGGTGTGGAGGTGCGTTAATTCATTTTCCGGGCTATGCTATTGGATTCATCATGGGCTGGACACACTTCCCTGAAAAATCATGGAAAAACATTAACTTTGCAACTAATCCGTTAGTGTCAGCTGTTGATTTCTCGAACTTACCGGCTGGACAAAACGTCATGCTGATTCCAAGTGGCTCAACTCCTCGTCGACCAATGAAATGCGCTCCTGACGCTGGAAGCAGTTTTCAACAAATTGGTTTGTGGAATGCCGGAAATGATTATAATGTTGAAGCTTTTAACGATGCTGCTGAGATCACATATGAATTCTCATTCCACGTCAGCTATGACCAATTGAAGTAAGGGGTGCAAAAGCATGAATGATGATATGATTCAAATTTGGCTGTATGATACCACCGATAAAAACAAATTGACTGGAACAACAAAGGTTCCACGAGGGACTGAACTTCTGGTCGGTCAAACTTACATCAAACCTGAATCAGGTCTTTATGGGACACCGATGTTTGACGAAGACTTGCTAAGATGGCACGGAATTAGCAAGGAAGAATGGGAAAAGACTAATCCCTATAATGGCGGACTTCAAACAGGGCCAAGTGAACGCCAAGTCTTAATGGCTGACTTAATGAAACAAAACGCTGATTTGAAGAAACTAGTGCAAAATCAAGCAGTAATCAATGCTTCAATCATGAAGAGTGTTGCTGACTTGAAGAAGCAAAGCAAGGAGGGCTAAGTATGGCAAACGATATTATGTTCGATGCATACAAGTCATATTTCCAAATGAAACTATTCTCAGTAGACGATATCAGAGAGTTTGCTGACGTTGGCTATCTTTCTAAAGACCAAGCCAATGAAATTTTGCAATCAGCTGAATAGCTAACTTTTAGTCGCCACTGAAAATCACAATACATAAATAAGCCTCACTCAATCGAGTGGGGCTTTTATTATGGGCGGCTGAGAAAGGAGAAAATATGCGGAAACTTCAATTAGATGACAATTGGGGCACATGGAAGTTTGGTGATACTGATGCGGTTATGACCTTTACGCCAAAGACAGACGACAAAACGCCTAACTTTGCTAATAACGTCTTAACTTTCAAAGTTGCTGAAAGTATTAATCGTGTCAACGGTGATTACATTGCTAGTGCTCCAGGTCACGTAAGTACCAACAACACAGATGTTTTACTTAACACCTCTGACTTATCACAGCTTGAGCCGGGAACATATGCGGTTGAACTATGGATTACTGACAGCATTACTCGGAAGACACAAATTTATCCATCTGATGGCTACTGCTTCTTCACGATTGACCAAAACACAATGGCCGTGACTGATATTAGTAACATCTCAACGAAGACCCTAGAAGCGGTTTACGCTGACTTACTGCAGAAGATTAACAACTTCAAACAAGGTGCCGCTGGTAAGGATGGTAAGACACCAAAAATCATCGCCGGGACAGTTACTAAGCTTTCTCCTGACGCCCAACCTACGTTCTTGCTAACACCAACTGCAGATGACCCAAACACTTATCAAATCGATTTAGGTTTACCTACTGGTGCAAAAGGCGATAAGGGTGATAGCGTTCAAGGGCCTCAAGGTGCTCCGGGTGAAGACGGGACAACTCCACACATTGACAAAGCAACGGGTGATTGGTTCGTAGGTTCGCTTGATACACAAGTAAAAGCACAAGGCCCTGAAGCTCCAATGCCTGACATGAGTAAGTACGTCACTGTTGATTCACTTAATCAGCAATTAACTACGATGAATGACGCTATCAAGAAGCGGCCAACAATTGATGCACTTCAAGCGGTATCTGACCAAAACGGGAAGACTCTTGCAAAACTAAATAGCTTGATTGACAGTCTGAATACTTCTAAGGAACCAAGTCAAAGTGCTTCAGCTTCAACGTCTGCTTCAACTAGTGCTTCTCAATCAGCAAGCGGTGCTTCTCAATCAGCAAGCAGTGCTTCTCAATCAGCAAGCGGTGCTTCTCAATCAGCAAGCAGTGCTTCTCAATCAGCAAGCGGTGCTTCTCAATCAGCAAGCAGTGCTTCTCAATCAGCAAGCGGTGCTTCTCAATCAGCAAGCAGTGCTTCTCAATCAGCAAGCGGTGCTTCTCAATCAGCAAGCAGTGCTTCTCAATCAGCAAACACTCCAAGTAGTCAACCGACATCAGCTAGTCAGCCGATGAAATAGAGGTGAATGGAATGAATTGGATTACACCACATTCACTTTTTAGCTTGAATTGGGATGAATGGGCATCGATTATCGCTATTTTGACAGCCGTTGTTGTGATTCTTCGTTGGGTAATCAGTAAGGCTGACGTTGAACTCTTTGGGCCAATTCGTAATCAGCTCAAGGAATTCACGACAAGCATGAAGGAATACAACAAATGGCAAGCTAAGGCCAATGCTCGCTTTGAAGATGGCGACAAGAAGTTTATCCATCATGATGAACAATTGCAAGACCACGAACGAAGGATTACCAATCTTGAGGAGGTCAATCGAAATGAACGAAATTATTAATGCAATTCCTGAATATGTAATCACGGCGGTTATTTCAACAGCCATTTTTTATGGATTCAAATACTGCGAAACCTTTATTCATAGCAAGGCTTTGCATGCGAAGACAGCTCAATCACGGGAGCTATGGAGCTTTCTCGAACAGGTAGCTATGACAGCTGTTAACTCTCTCGTATCTGCTGATATGACAGGACAAGATAAGTTCAACAAGGCTACGGGGCTAGTGCAGACGGCATTAGATAATCAAGGATTCAAGAATGTTGACGTTAAGGCGATTGATGCCGCTGTCCAAGCGGCTTATGAGAAGTCCGACCTAACCGATTCAAATGATCCGGTTAAGGAAGCAATTCAAACCGCACCTAACCGTGCCAATGTCATTGACCAATAAGGGGGTTATCAAATGGCTATATATACAGTAGATGTTTACTCGGGAAGCTCTGACAGCATTATCCGTGATTCTCATGCACAAGGGGTTATCGTTAAGGCTACGCAAGGGACGAGCTACGTTAACCCTCGTTGTAATCATCAATGGGAATTAGCTGGTCAACTTGGTAAGCTTCGGGGATTGTACCACTATGCAGGTGGTGGCAACCCCGAAAGTGAAGCACAATACTTCATCAACAACATCAAGAATTACGTTGGTCAAGGTATCTTAATTCTTGACTGGGAATCATACCAAAATTCATCTTGGGGCGATGCTTCATGGTCATTACGCTTTGTAACTGAAGTACATCGACTTACTGGAGTATGGCCTTTAATTTATGTGCAGGAATCAGCATTGTGGCAGGTTGCCAACTGTGCTCAATACTGCGGTGTCTGGGTAGCTAAATATGCATCAATGACTTGGAATAGTTGGACGCTGCCAAACATGAGCGTCAGTGCTGGTGCTTTTGGTGCCTTGACTGGTTGGCAGTTTACCGGTGGCGACATGGACCGGAGTATCTTCTACCTCACTAAGGAAGCCTGGATGAAAATTGCTAACCCAAGTGGTAACACTAATGGCTGGCAAGGCAGCGGAGATAATTGGCAATATTTTGAAAATGGTTCCGCAGTTAAGAATGACTGGCGCAAGGTTGATAATCGTTGGTATTACCTAGATGAATCTGGGAATACCGTTACTGGTTGGCGACAGATTAACAACCACTGGTATTACTTCGATGTTAACCATGATGGAACGTTTGGCGCTGCTAAGACAGGCTGGAACCAAATCAATAACCGTTGGTACTACATGGACAAAGACAATGCTTGGTGCTTAACCGGTTGGCAAACCATCGACGGAAAGAAATATTACTTTGACCCAGAAAATGCTTGGATGTTAACTGGACGGCAAGAAATCGATGGTAAATTGTACGCCTTTGGTGACGATGGTGCTTTTCAAGAAGCGATTGCCAATCAACCAGACTATATTCAACCAGCTAAGGATGAGGCAACAGTCAAACTTTCTGCATCTGACCGTCAGGCAATTGAAAACGACTTGAAACCTTATATTCAGAACACTGTAAAGGATGAGATTTCAAAACTAAAGGAGGGATAGCATGGCAAACTACACAGATGTAGTCAAAGGTAGTACCTTCAAGCATCTTGATACTACTAAACTGATTGCGATTAAATTTGTTGACCAAGACGGAAACTTTGCTACGCCTAATCCCGACCACAAATGGGTGGCTAAAATTGCGATCCAAAATAATGATAAACCGGGATATATTGGTGACTTTCCTGCCTATCCGGCCGATGACCAGTTAATTGTCCGCAGTAAGGATTTAGTCAAACTTAATCCGGGACAGTATCGTCTAGAAGCGTGGGAAACGTTTACTGATCAAGATAATGAAACGACTATCTGGCCGACGCCTCAATCTTCAATTAGCTTTACAGTTGAAGCTAACATTACTGACCAACTTGGTGAGATGGTCAAACAGGTTAACTTCCAAGATGTCGTTAATTCAGCGGTTACCGCTGCAGGTTTAAATGTCACAGTTGGAACAACTACAACCTTGCCTGCTGGTAGCCAAGCACGGGTTGAACAGAAACTGGTTGATAACAAAAACCAGTTCTATTTCTACATTCCGGCTGGTAAGCAAGGCGATAAAGGTAATCCTGGTGATAAAGGAGAAACTGGTAAATCTGCTTATGAAGTTTGGCTAGGTTTAGGCAATCAAGGAACCGAACAAGATTTTGTCCAGGCACTCAAAGGTGATAAGGGTGACCAAGGTAACCCAGGGAAAGATGGTACAGACGGCAAATCGGCTTATCAAGTTTGGCTAGATGCTGGGCACAAAGGAACCCAAGATGACTTCTTTGCGTTCCTTAAAGGAGCTAAAGGTGATACCGGAGAAACTGGTAAAAATGGAGCTGACGGTAAGAACGGTGTCGATGGTAAATCAGCCTATCAAGTCTGGTTAGGATTAGGCAATAAAGGAACTGAGACTGATTTTATCAATGCCCTGAAAGGAGCTAAGGGTGATACTGGTAATGATGGACCACGTGGTTTCCAAGGCCCAGCTGGGAAAAATTTTCAAATTAAAAAGACTTTCTCTTCAATTCAAGCAATGAATGACAGCAGGGGGAATGGCTTTGAAGATGGTGATTTCACTTTAATTAGCTCTAATATTGGTGATCCTGATAACGCTAAGCTTTACGTCTGGGACGGCAAACAATTTAACTACCTTGGTGACTTGTCCGGTTCACAAGGGATTCAGGGACCCGTTGGGCCAGCACCTTCAATCCATGTTGGGCAAGTAACAAAACTTGAGCCAAACCAAGCTCCTAGTTTAACGCTAGATGGTAAAGACGGTAACTACACGCTTAATGTGGGACTTCCACAAGGCCAAATTGGAGTAACAGGCCCAATGCCAGTCATTAGCATTGGTAATGTGGCAACCCTTCCGGCTGGTTCACCTCCACAAGCTACAATCAGTAAAACTGATAACGGCTATGCAATTAACCTAGCTTTGCCTACCGGCTTCAAACCTCAACGAGGAACGGATTACTGGACAGATGATGATAAGAAGAGTATTCAGACCGAAGATCAGCAGTATATTGATTCGAAGGTAACGGATGCTTACGCAAAAGCAAAGAGTGACGTTGAAGATGCGATTCTCAATGGAAAGTGGTGAGTGAAGTGAGTTTAAGTGAAACGATGACTGCTTTAATGGACAAGGCACGTGAAATAACCGGGCTTACTGAAAAAATCGGTGTTGCCCGGTTGACTAGTTTGATGAATCATTTTGATTTACATGTGAATCCGAATTTGTTAGACAAGACTCAGATAACTACGAAGCATATTCCTAATTCACCATACCAGCAATGGACCTATGATAATTTTGATTATATATTAAAGCCTTATACTACTTATACTTTTAGCTGGAGAGCCAAAACTGATAATGATAATAGTGATAAAAAGATACGTGTTAGAATTTTTGATTCGAAAAATAATGCTGTTATTGCAAATATGAATGCTGCGGGGGATGAATTTCCTCTTACTGATCAACGGCAAAGCTATACTTTTACTGTTTCAGATAATATTAATTCTTACCAAGTATATTTGTATGGATCTGGTCAAGGCATTAAAGAGACCTGGGATGTTACTTTTTATGATTGCAAGCTTGAACTTGGCGACCTAGCAACCCCACTAACCAAAGTGGGGGGGTAGTTAAAGCCGTCCTGTCAGCCTTGCACCTAGAAAGAAGGTGCTTAGCATGACGACGATTAACGAAGCACTCTCTCCACTTGGCGATGGTTTCCGTAATCTGTACCGGACAAGTGACAAGTACAGTGTTGCTGATATGGCTAAGCTGTTGTCAGGACTAGAGATTCATAACTTCTTAGATGACGGGCAATCTTATGACGGCAAGCCTGACATTAATGGATATTATCAGAAAGGCTTAACCGGCATTGATATTAATAAATGGAATAAGTTTCTGCTTGGAAAATCAGTAATCTTCAGCTTTGACGCTGAGTGGTCAGGTTTTAATGAAAACATTAATAGTCAAAAACGTTTTGGCTTTGAGCTCCAAACTACCGCTGAAGATGGTACAGTACATTACAATGGTTCGTGGTTTTATCCGACCACGCCTTCCGGCAAACAGTATTGTGCAACTAGAATGAAGATCTATGATAAGCCTATCCAGCATGTTGATTATGGGTCTATGTATAATCAGATTAATAGTGATGCAACAGTAAAAATTACTAATGTTAAGATGTACATTGATCCACTGGGGGGGTAG